CTTTGTATGCGATTGTAAATGCAACCCCCATTAGATCAAGTTTATCGTCCATACGCTCTACTAGTTCAACGTCTTTAATGTTATAATCGATATAAAGCTGATGGTTTTCTAGATACAGGTTGCGAAGGTTACCATATTCTTCATACGAAAGCTTTCGTTCACCGAGTACAACATGTGCAATATGGTCAAGGCGGTAAGATTCCTGAGGTCCAAAACTGTAGCCAAATTTAGTAAAAAGGTCGTAATAATCCATTTGGTTAATACCAAGAAGGACGTATGAATCCATGTTCTTATTCTTGAACTGTACCTGCTTCTGACGAACGTTACCCCAAGGGGAAAGTTTCTTCATTGCTTCTTCGCTCCCTAGACGAAGAATGCGGTTTACAATGTATGGGATATCGAAGAATCGGATGTTCCATCCCGTGACAACGTCAGGATAATCCTTCTTCCACCAAGACAGAAACTTTACTAATAGTTCAACCTCGTTGGAGCACTTATGGTACTGAATAATCAAATGCTTATGAGGGCTCAAAGAAACATCATAGTCTTTTAAACCCCAAACATGATATACACTGGATCGATTGGATTTGGCTGTGATCGCAACAATTGGGTGGGCAGCTTCTTCAGCTTTAGGAAACCCCTCCTCAGAGTGTACCTCAATATCAAGGTTGACGATATTAATCCACTCTTTCTTAAATTTGATATCGTTCGGGAATTTCTCTTGAATGAATTGCATTACGGGTTTATCGCACCCATAAAATTTAAACCCTTCCAGACCTTCTTTGGTTTGAAGCCAGTCCCTCATTGCGGTGGGTGAGTCCAGTTTAAATGGACGGACGTTGAAGCCTTCTAGACTTTTCCATCCAGTATTCTCCTTACATGGAATAAAGAGAGTAGGTTCGAACTCGTACCTATGTGAAACCGGGTTGCCGTGTTCGTTATAACCCCGGTACACAATACGGTTATTCAAAACCTCAACAGACGTATAAAATGACAAATCTTCTCTCCTAACTAATACAGTATAATTATACACCCAAATTTCAAGCTTGTAAACTAAAAAGGCAGCCGAAGCTGCCTTTTTTTACTATTTACCGATTAATTTCTTGTACTCTCGGAGTGGGTCGTAAGCTTCTTTGGCCTTGTAGGGCCACACGGGCTCACTCCTTGGTAGAAACAAAAGAATACATTTCCTTTGCTTTTGTCATCAACTCATCCATAGAATACATCTTATAAGCCTTTTGGACTTCTTCCATCTGGATCTTACCCTGCTCGAACATATTCTGAGCAAACGTCACATTCATATGGTATTGCTGATCCATATAGTCTTTTGCTAGTGTAAGCATTTCTGCGCGGATTTCGAATGGGTTCTTGTTCATTTCATCACCTTTGCCATCGCTTCACCAGCTGCATTTGCATATGCATTAACTGACTTCATTGCGATCTTGGTGAATTCCGTCTGAGCGACAATAAACTCATGAAGCGGCTTACTGACTTTTTCGTCTTTGACCCATGTGTCTACAAAGGTCTTTTTTGCGTTTTGGATTGTGTCAATCCATAGATTTGTCATATACTCGTTCATTTTAGTTCTCCTGTGTTGTGTGTTAGTGAGGGGCTAACCGTTGGCCCCTCGCGTGCTTATTGAGTAGCAACCCTATTACTTGCTGCTTGAAGAGTAAGCAATGTCACGAATCTCTCCACGAGTAATCCCAATATCCTCTAGTTCTTTGTCTGTTAGTCTAGACAATTCTTTAATCGTATATTGAGCTTCATAATATTGTGCTTTCTTTCTTGCAGCTTCTTCCCAAGCTTTCATGAATTTTGATTCCATGAATGAGTCGAAAAGATTAGATATTACAGAAAAAATCTCATAGATTGGTCTCTGTAAGTAATTGCTTAGTGTCAACACTAATTGTGTCATGTGTGTTTACCTCGTTTTTACCGATTGGAATTATACGAGGACGCATTTCTTCCGGGACAACAATCTTCAAATGAATTGCAAGAATGCCATCTACTAGATCTGCTCCAGATACTTGAACGTATTCTGACAGCCTAAAAGCGCGTTTGAACTTCTTCGTAGAAATACCACGATGAATGTACTCGCGACCCTTTGATACGTGCTCTCCAGTTACTGTTAGTGATCGATCTTTTACTTCGATTGTAATCTCATTTTGGGAAAATCCCGCCACAGCTAACTCGATGAGATATTCACTCTCTCCAGTTTTTACTATGTTATGTGGGGGATAATGATCGTGTGCCTGTTTTGCGACGCGATCAAGTTCGTCGAAGAGATGATCAAAACCAACAAAAGCTGAACGAGGAAATAAAGTTGTAACGCCTGTCATAGTTTTCTCCTTTTCTACAAGCAAGAAATTTATAGAGACCGGATTATCCGCATCTCACATTATATTTATACAATCTAGGTATTCTTTAGAGGAATACCCGATATTACTCTACATTCTTTTCACAGATCCATCATGTTTGACGTGATAAGCTTCGAATGATATATCAGGATACTGTTTCTGCAGTGCCTTGAACATTACTATATTAGACATAGCATCATCAAAGAATCGAACCCTTTTAAATTTTCCACCTCTTAAATACTTGTGGAATATAAATCTCTTATTCTTTGCGCTCGATCCTAATCTTAAATTTCCGGCGCGCTCAACATAAACATTATCGATATCAATTCCGTATTTTTTAAAGGTACTAAGAAACTTTTTCTTATCATCAAAATCAGACCTTGCCGTTACAATAATTACTTTTGATCCAGCATTTACAGCATTACGTATAATTGCTTTAGCTTTTTGGATCATTTTCATAATTGGTATAGACGTGTTTTTAAAAACCTCAGCGGATTTAAATTCACCGTAATCGTACGTCTCACCGTCTTTCAATTTATAAGAATTGTACTCTTGATTATCAAGTGATTTCACCACTTTGCCATCTTTCATAACCTTTACTTTTGCAGTGGTTCTGAAAAGAGTTTCGTCTATGTCAAATATAGTTAATCCCATACCGCGAGATTCTTCTTCAACAATAAACGATTTAAAGGATAACATTTTTTTATTTTTTGCCTATGTTATACTTCGGTGACAATTCCCATTGAGCCTTATCTTTAAATGGAATGATCTTAATCTGTCTAAGAGGAGCAAGCGGTTTAGATTTAGATTCATCTACAATCGTTACTAATCCCCAATCAGACATTAAAGTAGCTATAGTGTTTCTCCTAGATACATCAGATTCATCTAGATTAGATTTTTTCCCGTCAAGGAGAAAAAGCTCTTTAAAATGTACGATAAAATATCTTCCCTGTTTGTGTAAGATATGACAAGATTGATAGAGTTTCTTTTCTTTCCTAGAGGCAACACCGATTCTTGTAAGGGTTTCACGTACCTTTAAGAAATCATCCGGCTCATTTAGAGTTACTTCTAACATGTCCTCGGGGGACCAATTTACTAATTTTATTTCTTCCATTTTCTCAACTCATAATAGATTGTTATAGTTATAATTTCATGATTAATCCATGAACCATTTATATTTATGATATTGAGAATTTCTAACGTCTTCCGCCTTTTTTCAGTTTATTACGAATATACTCGATTTCTTGATTCTTTAAAATCTTTAATGCTTGAGTTGCTTTTTCTCGGGAATAACCGTAATACTCCATAACAATCTCTATGTTCTCAACACTTTCCGACTTCAGCCATTTCGAGAACCTTTTCTTCTTTCTTACTATCTGTCGAAGAAAATCGTACTGAAGCCTATTATCCAAAAACGAGTTTCTATTCATTTCATTAGCAAGGACAGCCGTATCAAAAAAATACGAAAGACCCCTATTAATCATAAAGGCATTGTACTTTTTTTCAGAGATATCATCCACCATGATATCTTCCTTTGAATTAGAAATACTTTCTAGATACTCGAACGGATTCAATGGTGAACATCCCCCATAGTAAGGGCCCGGACTAGAGTCTGGATCCGAATTACGTCCATAGCAATGTCGTGCCTCGGATCGTGCTTAACGAATTTTTCCTTAAGATCGTCTGGAATAAAATTATCCTTCAAATCTATACCATGAGAAAGTCCTTCGATGTAGCTAATAGTATCTCTCACCAGCCACCAATCATAGGGCTCCGGGTTGTTCGTTGCTTTCATCAAAGAGGTTACAAAGACCGGATCGAAGGTATTTCTACGGGTAAAAACTTTGGTCAAATTTAGAGGTTTATTACTAATGATAAACCCATACAATTCTGTGATCGACTGGTCGCTAGGTAAGGGTCGAATTGCTTTTTGAGCTTCGGCAGATTGATTTTTCCACCACTCAACAGTGTCCTTTTCGATTTTTCTACCGAAATCT